CGGTTGCTTTTTCTCAGAATCCATCTCCGGATGAACTGTATATCGTTGTTCGTGAAAAGACTGCTGAGAAAAGCACTTATGAAGATGTCGCTACTACGCTTGCGAGAGCAAATAGCGAGGCATCATTCTACGGCATCCACCTCACGGAGTTCAGAGACAGCACGGATATTGAGGCTGCAAAGACTTGGGCGGAGGCGAATGAGAAGTTGTACGCATTTGAGTACACAGACATCGACTCTTGTCCGATAAAGAATTTCAGTTTCTACCGTACATTCGGTATTTTCTCCGGACTCGCAGACGGTTATGCAGCAGAAAAACAGCCTGCTGAAAACCAGTATGCAGCACTGGCTTGGATGGCTAAGTGTTTCGGATACGACCCGGGAACTGAGACATGGAACCTCAAGGAACTGGCAACAATCGTTCCTACGAAGTTGTCAACAGAGCAGAAGAAAGCACTGGGAGCAGAGAATATCAACACATTCCTCCGCTATGCAGGATGCAACTGTGCAATGGGTGGCATGACCCTTGCAGGAGAGTGGATTGATGTTATCCGTTTCAGAGACTGGCTCAAGAATGAGTTGCAGATTAGAACATTCAATGCTCTCAAGACCAACCGCAAGGTTCCATTTACTGACGGAGGTATTGGTCTGATTGAGGGAGTTATGGATTCCACTCTCAAGGACGGACAGGACATCGGAGGCATCGCTCCTACGGAGTATGACGATGACGATAATCCTATCTATGGATACACAGTCACGGTTCCAAAGGCATCCGACCTCACGGAGGCAGAAAGAAAGTCAAGAAAACTCACAGGATGCAAGTGGTCTGCCCGACTCGCAGGAGCAATCCACGCAGTAGAAATCAGCGGCAACTTGACATTCTAAGGAAGGAGGATAAAGGACAATGAGTAAAGTTACTACTTACAATCCTAAGAAAGTTACCTGTGCATTAGGCAGACACATCGTTTCCGGCTTTGCGGATGACTCATTCATCAGCATCGAGCCTGCGGGCGATGGTACTTCCTATGTTGTGGGTGCAGATGGGGAGATTGCTCGAAGCATCGACCCTTCCAATGTCTACACGATTAAGCTGGCACTGTTACAGGCATCTGCTACAAACAAGTATCTGCAGAAGATGTACGACAAGGACAAGAAAGACGGCACAGGCACATTCAGTGTGAACATTGCCGACCTGCTCGGAAACGAGAAGTTCACAGGCTCAGTTGCGTGGGTTACAAAGCCTGCATCATGGGCGAGGGGTAAGGCACAGGGCAACCGTGAATGGGAAATCGCCGTAGGCGAAGGACAGTTTAAGTAAGGAGGAAATGAAACATGGCATTGAAACAGATGGAAGCAAAAAAGGTAACTGTTGGCGAGAACAGTTTTCACATCAAGCCGTTCCCGGCATTTAAGGCGGCAAATCTTACAGGGGAGTTAGCATCCGTGCTGTCTCCCCTTATTGGTGCGATTGCACCGCTTGTCGGGGATGGAGACTTGATGGATGTAGATGTAAATAAGGCTGCCGAGGCACTGTCAACATCAACCGTAATCAACGGAGACAGATTGGAGGCTCTGATGAAGAAACTCCTGCTCGGCGGCAATATTGTTATTGAATATGAGGACGAGGAGGGCGAGAGACAGCAGGATGTACTCGATAAGGACCTCGCTGATGAAGTGTTCTGCGGCAATGTGCAGGATATGTTCGTTCTCTGCGTTCATGTAATAAAGTTGAACTTCAACGGTTTTTTCGAGAAGTTAGCCACCCTATCTGGGAAAGCCGAACAGGTGGCTACCAAGACTCCGAGGAAGATATTGTAAAGTTCGGCAAGTTTGATTATTCACAATTCAGTGAGTTGGAACTCCGGTGTTACATCCTCATCAAGGCGGGAATGGTATCTATGACCGAATTGCAAGAGGTTTACACTCTCGATGAAATGCTGAAATTATACGCACTGTATTCTATGCAGTTAGATATTGAGAAAGGGAGAGCAGACGAACTGGAAAGGAGGTCTTGATAAGTGACGATTAGAGACATATCTGTCGCTTTCGGCTTCGATGTGGACCGTGCATCCCAACAGCAGGCGGAGAACAGCATAAAAGGCATCAAGAACATGGCGACCAAACTCTTAGGAAAGATTGCGGTCGTCTTTTCTGTTGCAAAACTGACATCGTTTGCCAAAGATTGTGTGGAAGCAGCATCAAATGTCGAAGAGATGGAGAATAAGTTCAATGTCGTATTTGGAGACATGGCTGATGAAGTTGACAAATGGGCGGAGCAATTCGCAGACTCGGTCGGTCGAAACAAGAACACGATTAAGACCTACTTGGCAGACCAACAGAATTTGTTGGTAGGATTTGGTATGACAAGAGAGGAGGGTTCCAAACTCTCTGAGCAGATGACATCCCTCGCTCTCGATATTGCATCATTCTCGAACCAAGATGAAGATGTGGCAGTAAATGCCATGACTAAGGCTGTTATGGGAGAGAGTGAAGCGGCAAAGACTCTCGGTGCAGTTCTGAATGATACAACACGAGCCGAAACGATGGCAGCACTCGGAATGTCGGGTACATACGACAGCCTGTCTCAGTTGGAGAAAATGCAGGTAAACTACAATGCAATCCTGCGGCAGTCTCCCGATGCAGTCGGAGATTGTGTCAGAAGTATGGGTTCGTATGAGTCATCTACAAGGCAGTTAAAGGCTGCACAGGAAGAATTTAAGGAGTTTATCGGCGGTCAGTTGCTTCCGGTAATGTCTGTATTCGTTCAATGGGTAACGAAAGGCGTGAAAGCGGCAACAAAATTTGCCAAAGCAATCCTACTGGATGCTGACGGCAACAATCGTATCCTGCGGTCGTTCGATAGGATACACGCAGTCGTGAAAAGGCTGCAACCTGCTATGGAGAGGTTCACATCCTCGATGAAGAACGGCATCAACAAAGCCACCGACACGATAAAGAACATCATCAATCGGTTCGGAGGTATGGAAAACGCCTTGAAGTTGCTTGCAATAATCGCAGGTGCTTTTATCATAGCGATGAATTGGAGCAAAATCG